GTTGACTGGCGTAAAATTACTCCAGGCGAGGATCTTTCTGGCTATGACGTTTTATGGATCAATCTTGCTCCACTCAACTCATTAAATGGTCGTCAAGGTGCGATGGGTGCACTTTACGCTCTATCGTCAGGCATTCCTTGCGTAGGATTCTTTGATGATTGGCAGTTTAATACCGTATTCAATGGCGCTCGTGCTTTGATTCGCAAACCTGCGATGTTGTATAAGCATCTACTTGTAGGGACTGAACATCGCGGTGAAGAAGGCGCAACTTATTTTAGTCGTGCAGATATTGAGGCAGCGCTTGAGCGTGTCAGAGAATTGAACCCAGCGGCTGCAAAGAAGTGTTATATCGAACGTTACTACATGATGGACACAGATGAAAACGTTCAGCCGTATGAAAAGCGTCTTGTTGAAGCAGCGCGTGATCTTTTAGCAGATCGTTGGACAGCAGGCATGGTTCCAGTTTGCCCTATGTACTCATTTGGTGATAGAGCCATTGTGCGTAAGCGCATGCCTGATGAAGTAGGACCTATTGAAGCTCTTGATCCGACATCAACTGTTGTACCAACTCTTCAACCAGTAACCGCGCTCCCGTCAGAGCACAAGAAAAAAGCTTGGGTGCTTGGAGCTCTCATGCCACACGACACTTGGCTGGAAAAGAAAAATCCAGACTGGCCAGTCGAGATTGTTGGCAGTCGTAAGCTTATTAAGAAGCTTGGCGGACAGAGATTTGATACAGAGCAGGACGTTTTAGAATTCTACAATAAGCATTGGGGAATTCTTTCTCCACCGTACCCACATGCGGGGTCAGGCTGGTGGCGTAGTCGTTTTCTATATGCAGCGCACGTTGGTTCTATCCTTGTTACCGATAAAGGTGAAGGTGATCCACTAGGTGATGCGTATAAGTTAAAGATCTCCGACGTCGAGAAGATGACAGACGCAGAGTTGCATGAAGCGGCTATGGCTCAACGTGCAGCTCTTGCTCCGTACTTGCCAGAGTATTCAGCGTTTGTAGATCATTGCGACCGTATCATTAAGCGTGCGGTTGCGGAGGACAAAGGTCTTGCACGAAAGGCAGATGGTACTCTTGTATGAGTAAAATTCTTATCACCGGAATGAGTGCGTCTCATTCATCTGAGAAAGCCAACTCGCGCTCGCTATCTTTTGCTGGCGTGATTAAGCTTGTGCTTGAACAGCAAGGGCATGAGGTTACACAGGCAAACCCTGAGGTCTCCTGGAACTTAAAAGATCTTGAACAATATGACTCCGTGCTTGTTGGAATCAGCCCGTTGACAAGTCTTAGCGCAAATCACGTCTATGGTGCGTTAAGTGTTATTGACGTGCTGCTTGATTCGCCTAAGCTCCATCTACTCATTGACGCACCAGAGCCTGCAAAGATTACAGCAAGCCTACGCGCAATGGTTAAGACTCCTGACAACCTCACCAAGCCTTTTTATTCATATCGCAAAGGGTTTAGCTCGGCTACTCAGCCAAACATGCTTGAAAACCTTCTAGAGGTTATAGATCATCTTGTCAACAAGAAATGGCCAACTACACTGTATCCAGCGTTGCCGTGGACAGATACTACAAAGCACATCGCTAATTATCTGCCAGACGGCGCGACAGATTCACTTGTTGGAATCAACCTAGACGCTTATTTAATTTCTACGCAAGACATCATTGAAACCGAACGTCGTGAAAAGTGGGTTGTAGAAAATTACTCAACAAAGTGGATTAAGTCTACTACTGCAACTTTAGCCTTGCCTACCGTTCCTATGAAGTGGAATAAGGCTTGGACAGACGCGCAGGTATCCGCGCAGATAGCCTCTGGCTTTGGTGCGCTTATTCCTCCTTATTCTTCTAGCACGTGGTGGAGTTATAGATACATTCAATGCATGAATGGCTTAACTCCTATCGCGACAGACTGGAAGGAAAGCCAACTTGTTGGCTTATCATGGACACATCTTGCGTCAAGTATTGAAAGTATGACGCAGGAGCAACGTATTCAGCTTGCCAAGGATCAACGTAGCTCATATATTGAACATATACCTACACGTAGAGACGCGGCAGTCAGTTTATCACAGGCGCTAGATCTATTCACGAGAAAAGAGCAAACTAATGTCCACCTTGTTTGATAGTTGGTTAAAGCGTACACGTGACCTACAAAAAGACGTGTACTTTATTAACTATGAAGAAATGGAAGGCGACAAGGACGCAAACATCCGTCGTCTTATCGAGTACATGCGCTGGAACATGCTAGCCATTGACGACGAGCTTGCGGAGATGCGTCAGGCGATTTCATGGAAGCCTTGGCAGCATGACAAGCCTTACGCAGACCGCGAAGAAATCATTAAAGAGGCAGTTGACGTTTTGCACTTTGTTGCAAATATCATCGTTGCGGCTGGCGGAACAGACGCACAGCTAAACAAGTATTATCTTGAAAAGATGCAGCGTAACAAGCAGCGTCAGTTAGACGGATACAAGATTAAAGACATTGGAGTAAAGTGTGCTCTGTGTCAGCGCGCAATTGACGACGTAGGGCGTGGTGCAACGCCTGATATGTGCGCTAAATGTTTACCTAAGGAGGATGGACACGATGCCTGAAATTAACGAGAAATGGATTAGAGAACAGATGCAGGAAGCAAAGGTAAAGGTTGGAACAGGAAAGGCTCTACTTGCATTGCTTGCTGAGTGGGAAAAGCTTACCTTATCTGTTCCACAGCAGAAGGAAGTTATCGCGCTGTTTGGACCTCTTGCTATGGGCCACTCTGTTTTGCCAGAGCAAAAAGACGAGATATGGATTGACGCACAGCCAGGAGCTATCTTAGTTGCAGACGAGGTACGTGTTAAGGCTGATGCTTATGACGGATCTACTGGTGCTATGCACAATGGACGACGCGGCAAGGTTGTTGCAGTACGCTACGGAGACGTGATCTTTAAGTCGACAGACGGCAAGGAGCCTTTGCTTGACGGAGCACATTATTCACCACACCAACTACAGAAGCGAGTCCGATAATGCGATCTAACATTGAACTAGTAGTACGCGGTAAGAACATTGATGAAATTCTTGCAAACGCAAAGAAAAGCTGGCAAGGTTTTATCAACGACCCTAACGCAGACCTTCCTCACGACGCAGAGTTAAATGCAAAGGAAGATGGGTCAAAGGACATGATTGCGTACGTAACTATCCGCACAAAGATTGAAAGAGAATAATGATGACAGAGACAGAAGGTCAACTTACTAAGCCTCGTGTAGAAGCCTTACGCGAGGCCGCAAAGATTATCTCAGGCGACAGAGATGTACAGTACGGCGGTCCTGAGGAAAACTTTGCGCGTATCGCAAAGGTCTGGTCGATGATCCTCGGTGTTGAGATATCAAATGAAGATGTCGCAATGATGATGGTTGGGTTAAAGGTTGCACGTTACGCAAGTAAGTCTGGGTTCCAGGGAGATACCTGGATTGATATCGCAGGATACGCGGGTTGCGGCTATGAGGTAGGTATGTTGGAGCTGGAGAAAAAAGCTAATCTTTCTGCGTAAATAGCACGCGGTAAGCAATATCTCAGTATAAGGTCCTACCATACGAACTACGGAGGGTCTTACTAGTGTCTCAACATACCTTTATCGACTGCAACGGGCTTGCGGCGTTCATGAGTCTTGGCTTCGTGCAAAACGATATGAAGATGATTCAACGCACTGGAACGCTAAACTTTGGAAACGTTGTTGCAGAAAATAATCGTCATCTTCTTGGAGATGACTGGACAGCTGAGTTTTCAGACGATCCTAATGAATGGCGTGTACAAAAGGCAGACATAGTTATGGGTTGCCCTCCTTGCTCCGGTTGGTCGGTATGGTCTGGCCCTGCTAATCGTGGACCTGACTCTAAGGCGCACGAACACACCGTAGCCTTTATGAAATACGCAGGACGTGTAAAACCACGCGCTATTGTTTTTGAGTGTGTACAGCAGGCGTACACGCAAGGGCGCGATGTAATGGTTAAATACCGTGACATGGTTGAACAGATCTCAGGAAAGAAATACGATCTGTATCACGTTAAAGAAAATAATTTACAGGTTGGCGGATTTTCGTATCGTCCGCGCTACTTCTGGGTAGCGGTAGAATCTGGCCTTAAGTTTTCAGCTCCTATCATCGAGCCAAAAGAACTTCCACGCATCATGGACATCATCGGCGATCTTGCAGAGATGCCTCAGACATGGAACAAGCAAAAGTATACAGCGCCTGCGCCTTCTAAGTGGGTTAAGCACCTGCGCTCAAAAGATGGGCTTATTGACGGCCACATCGGCAAATCAAATATTCACGCACAACGTATTGAAGAAATCTTTAGCATTATCGGCAATGACGGCTGGGAAGGAAACGGTGACACAGGCGGTGCGCTTAAAAAAGCCGTAGACTTAAATGACGGCAAGTTTCCACAAAAGTGGATTGATATTTCTCCTCGTGTTATTCGCAAGAATTTTAAGCTTGGATTTTCACAGCCATATCGTTGGAAGGAAGATCACTGGTGCAACGTGCTAACTGGCTCGGCGTTAGATCACGTTGTTCACCCAACACAGCCACGACTGATTACCCACCGTGAGTCTGCTCGTATGCAAGGTCTTCCTGATGATTGGAATATTGAAGCCTCACGTGACTACTCACACCTTGCGGCTGTATGGGGCAAGGCTGTACCTGTGCAGGCAGCTAATTGGCTTGGTAGCGCGATTAAGGCGTCACTAGACGGCAACCCACAAGGACCAGACGCAGAGTTAATTGGAGATCGCGAATATCTTATTGACGCTGACAAAGGATTCTCTCGACACTACGCTAAGAAAAAGTGGTACAGTAGCCCTATGGAGACAGCTAGCGAATGAAACA